TAGCAAAAACTGGTTGACAAGTCAACTGTTGTATTTATCGACCAGTTTGTCAACTTTTGTTTTCTTACCAGAAAGTTTTTCAATCTCACACATTGAAGACTTCTGGTATTTCTTCAATTTTTTATACTCTTTGACGAGTTTTTGAATGTCCTCATGAGGCATTTCAACTTCTACATCAAAGAGTTTTTTATCAAATCCTTTACTCATTTTTTCTTTTTATCTTTTGACTTGTATCCCCACAGCTTGGGATTCACTGTACCATACCCAAAATCAATTCTCTGAACAGCACCTTTGCCGTACTTGTCAAAGTACATATCAAACAACTCTACCGTCTTTCTACAGCGAGTGAGATCAATGTACTCTACACCATCTACAACATACCAGACTAGTCTAGCATCATTTGGAAGAGTTTTATCATTTGCTGCTTCAAGAGTGGTTCGCTCTTGCAGAATCTGGCAACTATAATCAGATGGATTTATATTGCTATCTGATCCGAAACTTGCCATTTGCGTCTCTTGTTCTTGTACAGCAGCAGTCATGAACGACCTCCCCAGTCGATATCGGGATATGCCTCTTGGACATGTGCCTTTGTTAACTTATATTTAGTTTGCAACAACTTGTCTTTTACGAGGCAGAGGAGTTCTGCTTCTTTTGGATGAAGGCCACGGAGAAGATTGATGAACATCATCTCTCTACGAGTCTTGGTGAGAGAATCATTTCCGCCCTTCACAAAATTGTAAAGAGTGGTCCATTCTTTACGAAGAGATGTCTTGTTCCTACCATCAAGGTCTTGTCCAGTTGCAGACAGTCCACCTTTGGTTTCGTTGATAATGTTTTCTGAAAGTGATCCATCAAAAACACTTTGCTCATTTGGATCACCATAAGGAACTTCTCCCTCAGGAATCATTGAAATAACACTATCATCAAAATTCCAAATCAGTACAGATTTGACAGAATTATCTTCATACTTCTGCAGAACTTCTACTTTCTTAGCAGAGGATCTCTGAGATGAAGCAAGTTCTAGAATCTCAAAAACAAAAGGATTGACGGGGAGTTCAACTGGTTTTGCAGGTGCTCGCTTCGCTGGTGCCTTTGCCTTTGGTTTTGTTGCTCTAGGTTTTCTAGTTGTCGTCTTCTTTGTTGAATTAGTAATAGCCATTTTCAAATTTGTAAATTACTGTCGTGAAACATTAATGCCGTCGAATGGAAGGAGAAATGCCGTAACCGAGCGGGATTCAATATTCCAGCAACGGAAAAGGTCTTTCTCAAAAGGTGATACAAATGCGTGATTTTCCATCAATCCACTACGCCTCAATATATCAAGATTGTAGTGACCTTTCTCATCTCCCTCACAATCATCCAAGGCAATAAGAGTATCTGGTTTTAGCAACCTACTCAAGAGTTGCAGATCCTCTCCTCTCAGACGACCATCAATATGTAGCATATCTATTTTAGATCCTTGAGAGATAAGGTATTGGAACATTTCCGTACTACCTTTTTGCATAACATTTTCTGTACTACCATCAGGCATCTCTAGACCTGTAAATGGTTCTTCTATACAGGGGTTTATATCACAAGTAACCAGTTGTACTGGATCACCACTCATCGCTGCCCCAAAACCCATACAGGCAGCACTGGTCCCAATATATGTACCAACCTCAACGATAAGTTTTGGTTTACGTTTTGCTGCTGCTAAGAAAAGACTCAGGGCACTGCCAACACCAATGCTCCCTGAGTCTGCTCTTTGAAGTGTAGGATCATTCAGTCTATCACAAATTACAGGTAGCAATTCATTTTCAAAAGATGGTCTCAAATATGCACCTTCATCAATAAGTTGCTGTCCAAAAGCTCTACTGAGTGTTGTTGGATTTAATCGCAGCATAGTCATTGTTAATCAATTCAAAGTTAATGTTCATTCAGAGTCAGAAAAGTCCTCTGGGTTTTCAAATCTTACGGATAGAATTTCGTCAGGTAAAATGTTGCCGTTTTCATCAAACATCTCTGGATGTGTGTAAACGGGTTGGGTTTGATATACATGGTCTTTCGCTAACCATCCTACCACACCTCCTACAAAAAACATCATGATGGAAACTAAAGTTCCAATCGTCAGTGTTACTGCTAACATCTTTTCGTCCTCCAGAGACTATTTCTTTCTGATGTCCAGATAGAAGTTCAGATGGAAAACAATCTCTCTTCGGAAGAGAGATACCATTTTGCCGAACTTTACCTGAAAAGTTTTGGGCGATTCTGGTTTTCTCCTCCTGTTGCGTAATAGCAACTCAACCCCACGATTGATGTGGGAATCTGGTTTATTTAGACTGCTTTTTGCGTCTTCCTGGTCTTCGGTCATGACTATACCTCCACGCATCTTCTAGGATGCCATACAAATAATTTTTAATTTTTCTTGCTTGAGGTTTAGGGATATGACCATAACCCTCCCGAAGTTGTTTGTGCTCTGAGTCAGCACCACCTTTGAGATATTCCTCAAGTTCTAATGTAAGATCACTGAGTTCTGCAGCAGTGCTGCTCTCAATAAAAGCATCAACTTCGTGCTTTTTAGTTTTTGTATCTTTCAAGTAGTCGTAGAATTTTAAATTCATTTGTCCCTCAAAGGCATTGTCAATAGCATGTTCAATGAGATCATAGATGTCGATGAGGTTTTGTTCCATTAGACCAGTTTTTGTTCCCGTAGATACTTAACAGTTTCCATGCAACCACCGATGAGTTCATCATCTTTGACAACTCTTGGAAAGGTTGTTCCCCTTCCAAATTTATCGTAGAACTCCTCGCGTGTAAAGTCCCTGTCAAGTTTATATATCACATGCTTGATTTCAGCGAGTATTAATACCTGCTGCACTTTATCACAATATGGGCATCCATCCCTAGAATAAACTGCAAAATTCATTGTTGAACCTCTTTCCAATCGTTTTCAAAAATTTCCATACCTTTATCGGTAAGGATGTGGTCATACATTTGGTCAAATACTTTAGGTGGCATCGTGCAGATTTCAGCACCATTATACCATGACCTGATGGCACGCTGCACACTGCGGATAGAAGCAGACAGAACCTGAGTTCGCATTCCATGAATACGATACAACTCAGAGATGCTTCTGACAACCTCCAGGCCTGCCACTGACTGGTCGTCTAAGCGTCCTACAAAGGGAGAAACATATGTTGCCCCTGCCTTTGCTGCTAGAACCGCCTGAGCGGCACAGAAGATGAGTGTGACATTAACCTTGATGCCTTGCTCGGAGAGTCGCTTACAGACAATCAAACCCTCGCGTGTGCAAGGTACTTTGATTGTAGCAACATCACCAAACTTTTCATACAGACGAATACCTTCGTCATACATCTCAAGGTCAGATCCCATGACCTCCATGCTGATGTCTTGTACCCCAATGTCCTTAATCTTCTGATAGACATCTTCTGGGTTTTTACCACTCTTCATAATGAGAGTGGGATTAGTTGTGACACCATCAACTAATCCCGTGGAGAAATATTTTTCGATTACGTCGGTGTCAGCAGTATCAAGGAAAATTTTCATTTATTGGCGATTGCTACGCCCATTATATATCAGGTTCTCCCTCTTTGTAAAGGTTCTCCAAACGCTCTCTTGTCATATCAACATACATCACTTCTTCACCAAAGGCAGGTGCCTCTGGATGACGCGGTTTTGGTTTACTCATTTCCACATTAATGGATTGAATATTAGACCACATCATCGCAAATGCAGCACCTGCGATAATAGCAAAACAAATAAAGTATATTAGTACGAACCAAATGTTCACAGTGCATTACCTCTTGGAAGAACTTCTTCTGGGAATACAAAGTTTTCATGTGGTTGGTCAACTGGTGCTAACCATGCACGGAGACCCTCATTCAAGAGAATATTCTTCGTGTAGAAGGTCTCGAATTCGGGATCTTCTGCTGCTCTGATCTCTTGGGAAATAAAGTCATAAGCGCGAAGGTTGAGAGCAAGACCAATAATACCGATGGAACTTGTCCACAGACCCATAACAGGAACAAACAGCATAAAGAAATGAAGCCACCTCTTATTAGAAAAGGCAATGCCGAAGATCTGAGACCAGAAGCGGTTCGCCGTAACCATTGAGTAGGTTTCTTCTTCTTGAGTTGAGTCAAACGCCTTGAAAGTATTTGCTTGTTCACCATCCTGATACAGAGTGTTCTCTACTGTAACACCATGAATGGCAGAAAGCAATGCTCCACCCAGGATACCAGCAACTCCCATCATATGGAAGGGATTGAGCGTCCAGTTATGAAAGCCCTGGAGGAAGAGAAGGAAGCGGAAAAT